ATTGGATCTCTCAAGCGGAAGACGTATTGAAAAAACAGATGGAGGACGAAATCAAAGAAGGTGTGAGGACCTATGCTGACATATACAAGTTTGAAGTAGATCGGGAGGTTATTGAGAACGGCGGAGATTACAAAAATGAAATCCAATCAGTCAACAACAGTGGCGCCGTAGCAGAATCAGAAGATGTATACACATTGGATTCGGTGACGTCCCCGAAACTTAACAGGGCTTCGGCCAAGGCCAGCAGTGGCATTGCCATGACCAAATTCTTTGAAGACGCCGTCAGGAGCGGCACTGGTTTCCAGGAGTTAGCACAGAGTTTCTGGACGACTTACCTCAGGGTCACAGGGAATTATGACAACGCCACTCTTAAAGATCCAAAAAAATTATCTGCGATATTAAAAAGCAAAGATTTTGAAAAGACACTGCTCAACAACCAATATGTCAATTGGTTCAAAATAAAGACCACGGTTGAAACACCAGATCCCGAGCGGATTGATCCCATAACAAAGATGTCACCCAAGATAATAAAGTATAGGGCCATACCCTACAAGATACACATATTAAAATTAGTTGCACCAGGCATCAGTGTGGCCAATGTTGATTGGAGTAGATTGGTGCACAAAGAATACGATTTCATATACACAGGTGACAACGTGGACGTGCAAGGTCTGAGGATCAACTACAAGACTGCCTACTATAGACGTAACGTGAGGGGCGATGACAAAACTTATGTCGAGAAAGGACTATTCACTCACGTTGGTGAAGCATTCAGGAACGTGTTTGGACGGGAGAGAGATCCAGAACCGTTGCTACCATTGAGGCAATATCCGTCCAGCATCAAGGGTGTGAACACACTACAGTCGGTGGCAGGCGAGGACAACAAGGCACAGCAGTTCTATGATTATCTGACCAACCCGGATGTTGATATGATGAGGATCGAGCTGGACATACTGGGAGATCCCACATACATCTGCCAGGACATGTACGTGCCTCTAGGTCCCAAGGATACTGTGGCATTTGGTGGAAAGAATGAAACGTACGACACAGCATCTGGTGGTTTTAACGCTGACCAATTTCAACCTATTATCAATGTCAGGTACAGACTGCCGGATGACATAGACGAGAAAGAAGGCACGATGTTCAATGGTCAAGGCAAACGTTTCAGAGACGAGAACCTGTTCTTCAATGGGCTTTACCAAGTCAACAAGATAGAGAGCAGTTTCAACCAAGGCCAGTTCACACAGACTCTGCACTGTAGCAGGTTCGACAACCAGCAGGGCAAAGGAGTTAATCCTCTGTTGGCCAATGCGTCCACATCGGGCCTTGTTGAGATACAAAAAGAGCTAGATACAATAAAAAGGAAAGCAGAAAAATTTAAGGATGTTTTTTCAATTGATATAGACAACGCAGGATAGACATGGCATACACAGATTCAAGGGGATTCTCAGACACACAGGACAACCAGAAGGACTTCAACGAGAAGTTCGTTGACAATGATGCGGGTCCGTACATAGCGACGGTGAAGGTCACCAATGATCCATTAAGGATGGGTCGTCTTGGTGTAAACATACCTGCCCTCACATTGACAACCAACCCGGGTCCTGAGCAGATAATATGGTGCCAGTACCTTTCGCCATTTTACGGAGCCAAAAGTATAAACGCGGTCAGCAACAGTGATCCATTCAGTTACAAAACCACACAACACAGTTATGGCATGTGGGCGGTACCACCCGACATAGATACCGACGTGCTGGTGATATTTGCCAAGGGAGAACAGTCGAACAACTCCGCATTCTGGATAGGTTGCGTACAGAAACCACTTGTCAATCAACAAATCCCTGCAAATGGTTCTTCATCACGTACAGAGTATTCTGGATCAACTAACAGAGAGCGGGGAATAAGTGGTCAAACAAATTACGGCACAGATTTCCTACCCGCGGGAGAAAAAAATCAGAGAAGATATAAAGACGGCGAGACTCTTTCCAATCTAGCGAATTGGAGATACCCGATAAATGACATACTTGCAGACCAACTGACTGCACAAGGTCTAGTACAGGACACAGTGCGTGGAACAACCTCATCTAGTGCTCGTAGGGAATCTCCTAGCAGGGTGTTTGGCATGAACACACCAGGCAGGATACGTGATGATTCACGTGTGTTGAACATAGGTTTATCGAATGCCAAAATCAAGACAGACAGAGATCCAGGACACAGTTTCGTAATGGACGACGGTGCACAGGATGGCTCTAATCAACTCACCAGATTGAGGACGGCATCGGGACACCAACTGTTGATGCACGACACGGACGGCGTGGTGTATCTTGCTAATGGTTCCGGTAAGGCCTTTATAGAAATGGACAGAGATGGTACTATAAGCCTATACTCCGATGGAGGAATCAATATGAGAACAAGTCGAGATTTCAACCTTCACTCAGACATGAACATTAATTTTCACGCTAAGGGAGTAATAAATTTTACGTCAGAAACAAATGTTGGAATCAACGCAGAAGGATATCTGTTTGCAATGGGACAAAAAGGTATATTGAACAGTTCACAGGGAGGTGCAGTGAGGCACTATGCTAGGGACGGCATATCCTCGTTCACGGATGGCACACAACTACATGGGGCCAGTGGCCAGATTCATTTGGCCGGATCACAAGTACACTTCAATTCACAGGGTGCTAGTAGACAATGGGGACCAAGTTGGCTCAAACCTGATGCGATAGGAATTAGGGTTACCGAAGGCTTAATTGACATAGACGATGACCAAGCCATATTGCAAGGCAAACCTACCAAGATCGAAAACAGGACTACGGTATCTGATTTTGTTACACATGAGCCATATGATAGGCAGAGTAGCACTCAGAGAATAAAAACATTTATCAACGAAGCAATGACAGAGATCAAAAAATCCAGTCCAGAATTATCAGCAACAGAACTTAAAGTTATCAAAACCGAACTATTAAAACAAAGATCAATTAAAGCAGTATCTGATAAACTGGGTAGGGTCGTTAATCTAAATGATAAGATTAAACTGCCTGTGCAAAATCTTAACTCGCTTATAACCAAAGCAGATCAAATTAATAAACTAATCAATTTAGATCCTAAGGAGGCAGTGATGAGTTTTGTTCAAGGAAAAGTTGCATCATTTGTATCTACAGGCATAAGTGCGGTAAGGAGTTTCTTTAGATTTTAGGGAGTAAATAAACAATATGGCATACGGTGATTCAGGATCAGGAGACTTATCAAACAAAACAGTGACCTTTAAAGGTTTCAGCTCACGTGCAGACAAGCAGAACTTCAAACTTTATGATTTTGAGGTTGCAAAGCAAGGGCTAATCAACAGACTGAGTGTGCGTAAGGGCGAAAGGGTTGAAAACCCTGAGTTTGGAACAATCATATATGATGCCATATTTGAACCATTCACTGACGATCTAAAAGAGGCCATTGTTGAGGATATAACCGCAAATCTCAACGCAGATCCGAGGATCGCCACAGAAGACATTTTGGTAACAGAGGCCGATAAGGGTATAGCCATACAGGCAACCATTACCTATGTTCCTTTGAATATCACCGAAAAACTGCGGTTTAATTTCGACGAAAACTCTCTATTGCGTCTATCTTAATATACGCACATTTCCTAACATATAAATACCGTTGTATATACAATGGCCACAACAGATAGACAGAACAGATTACTTGTAGCGGAAGATTGGAGAAAGATCTACCAGTCCTTTCAACAGGCCGATTTCAAATCCTATGATTTTGAGACGCTGAGGAGGACCATGGTTGCGTATCTCAGGGAGAACTATCCAGACGATTTCAATGACTTTGTTGAAAGTTCCGAATACGTCGCACTGATAGATCTGATAGCATACATATCTCAGGCACTGTCATTCAGGGTTGACTTGAACGCAAGAGAAAATTTCCTCGAGACAGCGGAGAGAAGAAACTCTGTGCTGAGGTTAGCAAGATTAATCAACTACAATGCCAAAAGAAACAAGCCAGCCACAGGATTATTAAAGATAGATACTATTTCAACCACGCAGGATGTACTGGACAGCACCGGAACAAATTTAGCGAACAGCACGATCATTTGGAATGATTCTGCCAACTCAAACTACAGAGAACAGTTCACAGCAATATTGAACGCGGCCAACCAGACAGGACAACTGTTCGGTAATCCAAGGGAATCAGGTAAGATTGGTGGCATAGACACAGAAGTATACACTTTGAGTTCGAACCAATTGGACGTACCGATCTTTAAATTTTCAAAATCTGTCGGAGGCATATCGAGGGGATTCGAGATAGTACCAAGCAGGATCACAGGTTCAGACAGCATTTACGAGTCCGACCCGGTGCCTGGATCAGGACTGACATACACATACAGGTCTGATGGATCTGGTGACAGTTCTAACAACACAGGATTTTTCTTCCTTTTCAAACAAGGAACACTACAGCAGACAGACTTTACGGTTGATGCATCTGTGACTAACTTCGTCAAGCCAATTGACATAACAAATATCAATGACAGTGACGTATGGCTTTACAAATTAGATCAGTTTGGTCAGATAGCAGAAGTATGGAACAAGGTTCCTGCACTAGCCGGCAACAACGCAATTTACAATTCATTATCCAGCTCGGAAAGAAACATTTACAACGTCGTTACTAAAAATAATGACGCAGTAGATCTTGTGTTCGGAGACGGAAACTTTTCGAATATTCCATTGGGAAGTTTTAGGTCATACGTGAGGGTAAGTGACAACGCCAAGTATGCAATACAGTCGTCCGACATGCAGAACGTACAGTTGACTGTGCCATACACGGATGCCAACGGTGCACAACAGTCGTTGACAATAAGCATTAGCCTTAAGGCCGCGGTGTACAATGCGGCGGCAACGGAGAGCAATGATTCCATAAAAGAAAAAGCATCTCAGGTTTATTATTCGCAAAACAGGATGATCACCGCTGAGGACTATCAAGTTGTGCCACTATCGGCATCACAGGAGATTGTCAAGGTGAGATCTGTAAACAGATCAGCATCAGGTATATCCAGGGCGAAAGAAATATTGGATCCGACGGGTGCCTACTCTAATGTCAGCACTTTTGCTGAGGACGGAATCCTTTACAGAGAAGAATCAACACAACAATTTACATTTACTTTCAACAATCGTAGTGACATACAATCAACGATCGACGCTGACATAGAAGCAAAATTGAAGAATGCATATGCAAGGCAATTCTATTATCTGAAATATGCCAGCAAAGACGTTAGTGGACTAACAACAACATGGAATTCCACGACAACCTCTACAAATACCAACACTGGATTTTTCACATCAGGTGGTGCCCTAGTGATAGGTGACTCGGCCACTTCGAATTTAAAATATGCTAAACCAGGAGCATTGATAAAGTTCACATCTCCCGACACAAGGGAATTTTTGAACAATACTTTGGTAACCGCAGGCACCGACGAAGC